TGCCATTGTTGATAGTAGCGGGTCTGCGATTTGGTTTACTAGTCGAATATTTAGCTTTGCTATTGAGTACGGTTCTACCGGTGATATTATAATGTCCAGCGTAAATATAGAGATTAATTCTACGTTAACCGCTTCAGACTCAGTTGCTGTTATAACCGAGCCTGATTATAGTAACGGCCAATATACTTGGAGTGATAGTTTTGAATGGAGTTAAAAGCTATACCCAACACCTGCTGTTGTCACTACTGCATTACCGAACAATTGAGTGCTAACTTTTAATGTAATTTTATCGGTCGCTTGATATTTAACCGTGATTCGTGGGGCTACGTATACGCCAACATCATCGGCAATAACAGTGTCAAGTTGACCTTTTTCATACCCTTTAACCACCCCATACAGCAAACTCAACTCAACATATTCAAACTCAACCAAAGAATATGAACCGCCTACCGTGTAAGTTTGATTGCTGTAAGTATTTTTAAATGATGATGCGTTTAATCCGTGATTACCTGTGCGATATTCTACTGCAATTAACTTGTTGTCTTCATTCTGATTAGCTTTACTTTCAATATGAGTAGTATTCACGCCTAAATCAATTGATAATTGGTCAGCATTAGCTAGTGGAGTTAGTAAAAGTGCAGTTGCTAGTAGTAATGTTTTCATTTTGATATTCCTTGTTGGTAAGTGCGTTTCGTTTCGATAGTTGAATAATAGAGATAGCTAATAATTAAATCCAATCGTTTATACCTATCGAAAAGCCTCACAATTACAATTTATCTCGATTGGTTTATAATAAGCTAACTACATCACATATTGAGAATACGATGGCATTAATTAAAGAAACAGGCGAGGGATTGGCAACTGCTAATGTTTACGCTGATGAATTAGATTTAGATAGTCACGCAGACCTACGGAATATTGACTTGTCCATATACAGCACAGCACAGAAAGAAGCGGCGCTATATGTTGCGGCGAATGATTATATTGATGGCATGCATGATTTCATGGGAGATAAAGTTAATAGCTCACAGGGCATGAAGCTTTATACTGACTTAATCGAGTATGCAGATGCAAGCAAAGACATTATTAACGTTAACTGTGAAGCAGCTATCCTACAGCTTAAAGGCGCTTTATTCGTTGAGCAAACTGCGGCAGTGGCGCTAGGTCAAATCAAATCGACAACAAGCAAGCTAGACGTTTTAGAAAAGTCAGTTGAATACGTAGATGGTACAGCGCGAACAACTGGCACGATTAACACATCGAGATTAGAAAGAATGCTACGCCCTTACCTGGCGCTTGGTGGCGGCTCAGTTCTAAATATGAGGTTTTGATATGGCAGGCTTTGATTATTCACAGGCAAGACTAGACGCGCAAGACCTTATTGAATTATTTGGTGGTACTGGCGTTTTTTTGATCGAGGGCTCAACTGGTGGCTATGACGAATACGGAAACGTGGAAGAACCTACAGCAGACGTAACTATATTAGGCACAGTAACGCCGCTTATCGGCTATAAAACGTCTGAGATTGACGGTGAGTCGATTCTACGAACAGATAACTATGTGTTCTTTCACTCTGATAGCTTAATTGAGATTGGAATGGTTACGTCTATCGGCGGCGATAAATACCGCGTTGTTGATGTAACTAAATTAGATAGCTCAGAGTCTATCAATATTTACACTAAGCTACAGTTGCGCAAGTAATGGCTAAAGATCAATGGGCTAAGATTGAATTAAGAAATACAGGAAAGCTAACGCTAGTTGCTCGTAAATCTTTCTTGTCTGCTACTCAGGCGGTTGTTTTAAAGTCGCCTTTCGATAAAAGCATTTTCCGCAACAACTGGTTTACAGAAATAAACAGCATTTCAAGTAAAACGACAGAGGCCTCTGGCACTGGGTCGGCTCGCTTGGCAGAAGCATCTAATAAAGCGAAACTTTTAAGTGCTGGTGACTCTATCTCATTTGTTAATAGATTGCCTTATGGGCCGTTTCTAGAGGATGGAGGGTCACAGCAAGCTAAAGAAGGTATTATCAAAGTTGTGGCTAGTGAGTGGAAGTACACAGTAGCCAAAATAGCGAGAGACATAAAAAATGATAAGTAAATTTGCAGTATCAAAAGTATTTACGGACAAAGCAGTTGCCGCTGCTGGCTCAATTAAATTTGTGGCTAATGGTGAACAGTATTCTCCATCAATTGATGAGCCTTACATAAAAGAGTCAATGCTTTATGGCAATGATGAGTCAATAGGAATGAAGTCAACTGATAGTGATGTTGAGCGTGGAGTTTATGTGTTAACCATTTACGTACCAAGAACAAATAAAGGTAGTAAATGGCAAGGGCTGCAATTGGTCGATACGCTGCGAGGTGAGTTTCCTAAGTTTACCAAGCTTAGTGATGAGCCTTTAATTATGTCTAGAGAAGCTTTTGTAAATCCAATGAAGACGGGAAAGACTCACAATAGCTATGATATCGATGTTCGATTTACCGCTATAGGGTAGGCTTTTGCTAGAATCTCGCTTACACGTTATAATTCATGAGTGAGATCTAGATCACATTAAAATAAACTCGGAGTATTACAAATGACAGTTAAAACGAATATTGGCGTATCAGTCGCAGTTGCGCTTGGTACACCTGCATCATATACAGAAGCTGGCTATGCAGCTATGACTTTTGAGCCTTGTGGCCATATCACGTCTATCGGTGAAATCGGCGGTTCAGCAGCAGTATCAAGCTATGACCCAATGGACACAGGTATCATGCAAAAACTACCTGGTGTTATCGATTACGGTTCAACATCTTTAGAAATGGCGCATGACGTAGATGACACTGGTCAAGCTGCATTAGCTGCTGGTTTTGACGGTGCCAATAAAGGTTTAGAGCATTCATTCTCATTCACTGATAGTACAGGTGATATCGTTTGGTTCTCAAGTCGAATCTTTAGCCGTACTAAAAACTATGGCGCAACAGGTGATATCATTAGTTCAAGCGTTGATATTGAAATCAACACTACACTAACGACTTCAGCTTAATAAAACTTTTGCGGTAAAAGGCTGATAAGTCGGTAGCTTCATCCACTACCACCGCACTTTAATTATTGGATGATTAATATAAGGCATGAATATTATGGATTTATCAAATATCAAAACAGCTCAAGAAGCTCAAACAATGAAATTACTGCACCCTGTAACAGGTGAGGTAATCCTAGACGATAAAGAAGTTGCTTTCTCTATCGACTTATTAAGCTCTGACACGAACAACTACAAAGCTGAATTCAACGCTGCAATGAAAGAGGCTCGCACACAAAAAGGCGAGCCTACAGCACGCGAATCAGAGCGTAAAGCATGTAATATGCTAGCAAAAGTAACAACAGGCTGTCATTTAATTATGGATGGTAAGAAGTTTAAATTCACGACTGAATCAATTGCAGAGCTTTATTTTAATCCAGAATACACTTGGATTCGTGAGCAAGTTGAGGCGTTCATTCGTAATCGTGCAAATTTTATCAAGAGCTAGGCCAACAGCTAAAGCTCTATGCTCAAAAACTTGGGTGGTTGCACGCAATCCCCAAGAGTAAAAATCCAAAAGATAAAACTGTACATAAAGCTAGATTAACTCTGTACGGTGTAGATAACGATACATGTAAGCTACCAGAAGCCGACAACACTATTGTGAATGACTTTCACAACTTAGGTTATAAAGTGGGAGTAGGTGATAACTTGATGCCTTTAACTTGGGTTGAGATGGCTGCTTACAGCTCACTCAGGCATTCTTCTTTGTCTATGTGGGAATCTGAGCAATTAATAAATATGTCGAGAGAGTATTGCAACTGGTTGATTAAAGCGCGTGATTTGGATTGCCAATCACCTTGGCATACTAAAGGCTATAACGTTATAGAAGCAACGGTAACACAAGTTACATCTGGATTTGCATCGCTTAGAGCAGCTGCACAGAATAAAAATAAAAGCCGCTAATGTAGTGGCTTTTTTCATATAAGAGGTATAACAAATGGCAGGTGATTTAGCTGAACTAGGTTTTAGCGTTGATACTACCGGTTTAAAAAAAGGTCAAGCCGCGCTTAAAAGTTTTTCCAAGCAAGGCCAAGAGACTGAGTCGTCAATTGACAGCTCGATGAGTGGCACTACAAAATCATTCACTAGCTTAAGCACTGCGCTTAAAGTTGTTGGAACTGGCCTTGGTGTAGTTGCAGGGCTAGCGGTTGCAGTAGGTGGTCCTTTGCTGGCCATGCAGATAGCTGCCGCAAAGTCTACGCGTGAAATGGGAATACTTTCATCTCAGGCTAAACTATCAATCTCAGAGTTTGATGCGCTAGCATTCGCTACCACACAGTATGGAGTTAACGCAGAGCAAATAGGGGATATATCCAAAGACTTAGCGGATAAGATAGGTGAGTATTCTAATGCTGCGTCTGGGGCGTTTCAAGACTACGCTGATGCGATGGGGCTAACCAAAAAAGAAGCAGTAGCCACAGCTATTGAATTCAGCAAGCTATCAAGCGATCAAGTAATAGGCAAGATTGTTTCTGGTCTTGAATCAGTCAATGCTAGCGCAAACGTTACAGTAAATGTACTTGAAGCATTGGGCAATGACTTATCCAAGGCAGCGCCATTATTTGCGAATAACTCAAAGGAATTGCTATCCCTTACAGAGCGATTCAATGCAGTCAACAGTTCAATGGCCTTAACTGGCGCACAAGCAAATCAATTGCAAGATGTAAGCACTACATTCGACTTAATGACAACTTCATTTAAGAATGCATCGACGGCTATTTCTGCATCATTAGCACCTCAGTTTGATTCGTTTTTTAATGCCGTAATATCGATTGTACCAAGCGCAACCAATACAATGATAGATTTCATTAACTCGTTTAAAGACGCCTCTAATATAGAGTCTATAACGTCTTTGAGCAGCTTAATAGAAGACCAAGAAACAAAGATTAGACGATTAAAGACGGCTATTGAAGGTTACACGCAAGCAAACGTTGCATATAACTTTACAGAAGAACAGAAAGCAGCCCTATTGCAGCGCACCAATGCTGATTTGGAAGAGCAAACTAAACGCTACGAAGACTTACAATCTCAGCTTAGTAAAGTAAAAGGCAAAGAGGAAGAGTTAGCTAAAGTTCGTGATGGTGGCTCGTTCTCAGGCACCACGGCTAAAACACCTGCTTCCTTGCTTATGGATGCAAACGCAAAAGCCGCATTAAGAGCTGCGGACGCGTATAAAAAGTGGAAAGAATCAGTAGAGCAGTTTCTAACTCCAACTCAATCTATTGAGGCTGAACTACAAAAAATAACAGCAGGCTTAAACTCTGGTGAATTAACATCAACTAGCGGCTTGCTTGGTTATGTTGCAGATTTAAATGAGCAATTAGAAAAACTTCAAGATAACTCTGGTGTTTTTGATGATTGGATTACTGAAGCGGCAGATGCAATTAAAGACAGTGGATCAACCAATAGCATTGGCGACTTAGCCAGTGAAATAACCTTAAGCACTAAAGACGGCCAGATTGATGCGCTAAATGAAAAAATATTACTTACCCAAGACTTGCTTGAAATGGGTGAGCTAGATGACAGTACAGCAACAGAGTACATTAAAGGGCTAAGCAAAGAGATTGACTCACTTAACGGTAAGTTATCCTTTGAAGAAGAATTCGAGAAAGGCACAAGCGCAATAAGCGACTCACTTTCTGCGATGCGTGATTTAGGCGAGCAAGGCTCAAGTAGTTACAATAAAATATCAGTAGCTATGGCAACAGTGGAAGCAGCGCAGGCTGCAATGGCAATAGCAACAGCAGCAACTACAGCCGCTATTACTGGTGGGCTATCCGCAGCAGTTAGCTTGGTCATGGCTATATCTACACTTGGTGGTGACTTAGAAACAACATTCGAAGCCACGCAAGCAGTGCAAGGTTTAAATGAATGGGGTGACAAAGCAGAATCAATCGCAAACTCAGTAGAAGACACGGCAAAAGCAACTGAAGATTTGGTTGGTATTAACACCGATATGCTATCAGCACTGGTTAACTTGCAGTCAGATATACTTAGCGCCTCTGGGATAGTTCAAGGTGATGCATCAGCAACTGACGTCATGACATCATCTGGAATCGGTAGTTTCTTTGACAACTTTGACTCTCTTTTTGGGGATATACTGTCAAAGTCTATATCAATGTTTACTTTCGGCATTGGTGACTTCCTGTTTGGCGGCGTGTTTGATTTTCTTGGTAGTGTATTTGGCGGATCATCTAAGACTACTGATTCAGGGATTAAAGTTCTTGGCGGCACATTAGCAGAGATGATTGACGGCGCAAGTGTTTTAGCGTTTGAGACAATTAAGTCTAAAAAGTATGCGTGGTCTAGCTCTAAAACAAAAGATTACACAGCTCCACTTGATGACGCGAGTGCGCAGTTCAGTTTAGTGTTCGAGTCACTAGCCGACTCTGTTTATGCGGCAGGATTAAATCTTGGGTTTAGCAGTGAGTACCTAACAGAAGCTATCAACGAATTCGTTATTGATACATCTAAAATATCACTTAAAAACTTAGACTCGAGCGAAGTCACTGAAGAGATAGAATCTTATTTCAGCAATGTTTTTTCTGATATAGCAGAGAGTGTTGTTTATTACCTTGATGATTTTCAGGACACTGGTGAAGAGTTAAGCGAAACACTAACCAGGTTGTCAACAGAAGTTACTTTGTTAAATTATGCAGCTGATAACCTTGGGATATCTCTTGGCGACTTAGTTGATGACTCATACTCACTAGTTAGTGCTGCTGATGCGTTAACAGATATATTAGGTGGCACTGAGCAATTCGGTGATGCTCTATCGTCATTCATTGGGTCTTTTGCTAGTGACTCTGAATTGCTAAATCTTTATTCTACGGCTTTGACTGATTCATTGTCTGAAGTTGGCCTAAGCCTACCTGCCACAACGCAGGGTATGTGGGATTTAATAGGCACGCTGGACGCTTCAACATCATCTGGTGTTGAACAGATAGCTACATTGTTATCATTGGCTGACACTGCAAGCGAGTATTACGACTTGCTAGAAGACGCGAGTGAATCAATGGCTGATTTATCTGATACCTTTGCAAGCGCGGTATTAAGCATTTATGGCGTATCTGATGCGGTATCTCAGGTTAGCCTTGATGCAGCACTAGCAGCCGCTAAAATGGGTGATTTTTCGTTAGCTGAAGCTTTAGATACAAGTGATTATAACCTAGATGCTGCTGACTTCTCTTCATTAGCTGATTACAACGTAGCCCAAGCTGAAGCGGCAAATAAACTAATGCAGTTATCCTCATTGGCAGCTGCCGAAGCTGGGGATGTTGAGACTGAGCAGTTAGATGAGCTAAAAGCAATAAATGCTAGTATAATAGCTTCAATAACTGAGACTAACACTTTATTAAGAGCGCAGAATAGAATGGCGATCAATACTAGTGATTACTTAGATCAAATAAACAATAAAACAAGCTATGCAGCTTAAGGTGTATAAATGCAATCGATAACGCCAATTGAAATTACTGAGGATATGCTTGTATCCCCTATCGCAGAGCCTGACTCTTCGGTGGGGGAGGTAGAATGGGTTGATCCAAAGCTACCAGTTTTAGCCAATACCATTACGTCAGGGGGTAATTATTTCGCCTCTGCCGTTGCTACTAATGGTTATACTTATTTCGGCGGTGACGCTATTGCCCGTCTCAGTCAAAGTGGAGTTGCTGAATACGTTGCTGAGCTAACGGGAACCGCGAGATGCGCAGTTTCTCTTGGCTCATACGTTTACTTCGGCACTCTTAGTGGTCAAATATATAGGCTAACTACGTCAACGAAAGCGGTCACTCAAATTACTGTATCAGGTTCAAGCTCACTTTATAGCGCAATAAACATAGGTGATGGATTTCTATACTTTGGTGCTAGTGGGAAAGTAGTTTCCCTTCAAATTTCCAATGGGGTAACTAGGGTTTACGAGGTTGGATCTGGCATATTTCAATCTGTAGTTCGAGGGTTTGATGGTCTACTCTACTTTTCAACTTATTCATCTTCAAGCTCAACAATTTACAGGTTCGACACTGAAGAGTTAACAGGTGTCGAGGTCATGAAGATTGATGGTGGATATAGATGCTCTACAATTGGAGATAACGGGCTTATCTATATGATTGGCAGCGCCGGTAACGTAGCGGTTGTTAATATTTCATCTTTAACGGTGTCTTATTTCGGATCCACTAATACTGTAATTTTCGGGTCATCTTCCATGATTGATGGGGTCTTCCTTGCTTGTGGAAGGAGTGAGACAAGTAACGGTGTAGTGGTGAGTGTCAACACAAACAACTCCACCATTGAGCTGCTTTATACTGAGCCAACACTTAGCGACACTATTAGGGCTATGTCTATTAATAACGGCAAGTACCACTTATGCTTTGCTAACTCACAACTTTTCAGAATGACTCAAAGCTATGGTTCTGGCGAGCAGGTTATTCTATCTTCAAATCATAAAGTGTATCAGTCAGTAACAAGGAATAATGACAACCCGGTTACTGGTTCGCAGTTAATTTCTCCTTCATGGGTTGAGCTATATTCAACAAATAGATTTAGAATGTTTGACTATGTGATAACAACAGCGTCGACAGGCATAGGTAATCTTTTGATAACGCCTGGCCAGTCAGCAACCACTATATCATTTTTTGGGCTTGAAAATGTAGCTAACATACAGGTAATTTACCGTTATGATGACACTAATGCGGAAATACTGTCTAATAAAGCAAAGTCCACTATTCTTGCGTCACCAATAGATGATCAAATTGTTAGCGGCACGCTTTATAGTGATAAGCTTATATTTGAGGATTTATCGACTTATGAAGATCCATACATAAGCATAGTTATAACAGGCGCAGACACATCTAAGGATTGGTCAATAGGCTCTATTGTGCTTGGCAATGCTAGAACTATGGGTGTGATGACTTATTCATCGTCAACTAGCAGAACAAGCTACGACACGGTTGAGACTGATGATTTCGGCAATGAAACTATAATCAGCCGGCCAAGTGCGGAATATACCAATTTTGAAGTGGTCATTCAGCCGCAGTATGCTGACTATGTAGAAAGAATACTTAAAGACTCATTGAATAAGCCGCGAGTTTACATTGGCAATAAAAAAGACGGGGAAAAGATATTCACGTTTGGCAGATATGAGCGAAGCCCTATATCATATGATGATCCATTAATTTGCACCACCACTTTAAAAGTAAGAGGCTTAGTATAATGAGCAATTTAAAAATAACACCTATTGACATAGAGCCATCAACTACCGTTAGCGGAATAGGGAAAAACATCACTGAGGTGGTTGCTTTCCAAATAGCATTAGCAAATGACTTGAACAGAGTTATAGCGGAAATAAACAGTAATATTGATTCTAATGCAGACACTACTGAAGAGATTGAGGAAGAGTCTGTTGATACAGTCTACTCCACTCTTCGACAATATATTATCCAGTGTGAAGATAGAATTCAGTCGCTTGAGAAAAGCCTATCCGAACTAATAACAGCGCAAGAATCAAATAAAAAAGAAATTGATAGTAACCGTGAAGAGTACGGATACGCTATCGACGCTATCAATCAAAAACTAATGTTAAAAGAGGATGTTGAATAATGGCTAGTATAACTTTATCTGGGGTACTGAGAGACCCTACAAATGAGTTTGCATATAAAAACAAGATACGCTTTACCCATGTAACCACAACAGGCCAGACTATTAAAGGGTTCCGATCGGAATATGATATTCCTGTAAACGGCGCTTATAGCATCAAACTTGAATATGGCAACGTAGTAGTTGAAACTCACGATGCTTTGAACCGGGTATGGGTTAGCCAAGGTACATTTACTATAAATAGCGACACGCCAGCTACCAGCTTGCCAGCTCTATTGGGCATAACTACACCATCAACAGACGCTGATTTGTTAGTATTCCAAGCATTGGCTGAGGACGCATACTCTAGTGCTAATGACGCTGAGGCAGCTTTGGCAGATACTCAAGCCTTATTCAATGGATTTGATAGTAACGTTGCTTCGTCAGTTTCACTTAGTAGCCCTGCAAATATTGATTGGGATGTTGACGCCCCATTTAATGACGGCAATGAATTAAAAAAAGGCTATGGAACCAGAAACACATACGGAAACAAAGCCACTACGTTTTCTAGGTCTAGCACCACTGGCAGCGTAAATAAAACAGGGGTATATGAGTCATTAGCTGTCGATACACCTCTGAT